ATTAGATTCTGTACAAGGAAGAGCACCTGGTATGGCATTCGCACCATACTGTTCTTTACCAGAACTAGAAGGATGTATGAACATATGGCAGACTATGGAGATGATTCATAGCAGATCATATACACACATCATTAAGAATGTATATCCAGATCCATCAGAAGTCTTTGATAAGATTCTTGATGATGATAAGATTCTTGCTCGTGCTCAATCAGTTACAAAAGCATACGATGAGTTTATTAATTATGCACATGAGTATGATCAAAGTAACATGTGGAAAGAAGGTTGGAGAGATTCTCCAACATCTGAATGGACACTCAAAGATTTAAAAAGAAAACTTTATAGGGCAGTTGCTAATGTCTACATCCTTGAAGGAGTCAGATTCTACGTATCCTTCGCTTGTTCCTTCGCTTTTGGTGAACTTAAACTCTTGGAAGGATCTGCTAAAATCATATCTCTCATTGCGAGAGACGAGTCACAACACATGACAGTTACACAGAACATTCTTAATAACTGGAAGAAGGGTGACGACCCAGATATGTTAGAAATTATTGAAGAAGAAAAGGAGAATGTATATAAAATGTTTACTGATTGTGTAGAAGAAGAAAAAGATTGGGCGAACTATCTATTTAAAGATGGATCTATCATTGGTTTAAATGATAAACTACTACAAAATTATGTTGAGTGGACTGCTAATCGTAGGTTAAAATCAATAGGATTCAAACCTGTATTTGATACACCTATGGCAAACAATCCATTACCTTGGACAGCACACTGGTTATCTTCTAAAGGTATGCAAGTTGCACCACAGGAGACAGAGGTTGAGAGTTACATGGTAGGTAGTATCAAACAAGATGTGAAGAAAGATACCTTTGCAGGTTTTAAATTATGATAAAAGATTATGATGATAGTAATTGGAGGTCTGAATACATTGATATTAAAGGCAGACAATTAACTAAGAGACAGGTTGAGTTACTAGAGAAAGGTCCTGATTCTCTTTCATCTTCATGGATATTAGGTGCAATGCACAATGAATGGAAAAGAATCAAAGGATATAAAGATAATTGGCCAGAAGAAAATAAAGGTCAGTGTCAATCATCTCTCAAAGAATTTTATGAGAGACATAAATAACAAAGAGGATTAAATTATGAAACAGTGGCAAAAATTGATCAGGGAAATTACGAGAACGCCTGGACCTATCAGGGTTCAACTTTTTCTTCTGACGACATTAACAGCTTCTTCGGTTTTGTCTACAGGATTACAAATCTACAATCTGGCAAGCAATACATCGGAAGAAAATATTTCTGGCAGAAACGTAAGCCTAGTAATGGAAAAAGAAGGGTTACATCTGAGAGTAATTGGAAAAAGTACTACGGAAGTTCTGACGAACTTAAATCCGATGTTAAACTACTTGGAAGAGAATCATTCAAGAGAGAAATCCTCTCGCTCCATGAATCCCTTGGCAAAGTAAACTACGAAGAGACTAAACAATTATTTTTAAATAATGTATTACAAGAGACTCTAGAAGATGGGTCTCCAAAGTATTACAACAGTAACATTTTAGGACGTTACTATAAGAAAGATTATTTTACAGAACAATGATTAGAGTAAGATGCACTGCTTGTGGAAAGGAGTTGCAAGGACAGTCAAGTAGGATTATTTGTTGTGGTTGTAGTAACATGACAACTATTAATGAGGATGTCATATCTGCAAACAATATGGATCTTGTTATATTGTTACAAAACAATAAGAAAGTTAAAAAACAATCTCTTTTTTCTGATGAAGATTTACAATATCAAGAGGAGAGACGCAAAAGAAAAGTTAGAAAATTAACCTTTGAAGAAAGATAATGAAAATATTTTTAGACACTGCTGAAGTAGATCAAATTATTGATGGATACAAAACTGGATTGGTTGATGGTGTTACCACTAACCCTACTCTAATTTTGAGATCAGGTAGAGATCAACAGGAAGTCATTGAAGAAATTTATCAAGCATGTCCTAACTTAGAGTCTATCTCTGCTGAAGTAGTAGCAGATACTGCTGATGAGATGATAGAACAGGCACAACCTTTTATTGATCTCAGTGATAATGTTACAATCAAAGTACCATGTACACGTGAGGGATTGAAAGCTTGTTACGAATTGAGTCACGAAGATATACTTACTAATGTAACTCTTGTGTTTTCAGTGTCACAGGCAATACTTGCTGCTAAAGCAGGTGCATCATATGTTTCTCCTTTTGTAGGTAGGGTAGATGATAATTCTTTTGGGGGTCTATGCCTTGTAAAAGACATCGCTAATACATATAAAAGGCATGATGTTGAAACCCAAATTCTTGCTGCTTCTATTAGAAACGTCAGGGATGTAGGTAGAGCCTTTGAGTATGGTGCAAACGTATGCACTTTACCAGTTAAAGTCTTTGATAAAATGTATGATCATGTCCTAACCGAAAAAGGTTTAGAACTATTCAACAACGACTACCTAGCTGCCATAAAAGAAACATGAAAAATTTCACCGTATACTCTAAGGATGGATGTCCATACTGCCAACAGATTACAGAAGTACTAAGTCTATCAGGATTAAATTATGTTGAATATAAACTTGGTGAACATTTTGATTATAAATCATTTCATGAACAGTTTGGCACTTATGCTACCTTCCCACAAGTAGTATTAAACGGTGAGAATCTTGGTGGTTGTCAAGATTCAATAAGATACATGCAAGAAAAAGATATTTGTTGTAACGTATGATAGAACTAACCGAAGAAGAATTTAAGGGAGATCTAGACAAATATACTATACGTATAGAAAATGGAGAGGACTTCCTTATTAAAAAACCAAGTGGTGAAAAATATATTGCTACTGACATAACTAAATTTCAAAACCCCTGTGACATATAACTATGAGTATCCGTAAACACATTGAAGCAGCAGATGACGCTCTTCGTTCAGCAATTATTGAAGCATTAGAAAAGAAAAGAGATGAACAACTTGATACAATGTTTGAAGCTCTCAGTAAGGTAAGGGAACTTATTCTTACTACTCCTATTAGGAGTGTTGACAATGTTGTTAGTTACTATAAAAACAAGGCAGAGTATGATTTTAATTTAGATCTTAATGAAGAAGATTACGGATATAAATTAAACGTAGATAACATGAATATCTTTACTAATAAGCATGGTAAAGACTTAGATAGTTTAGACGGTCCTGAATAACTATAAATACTTCTAGCTTAGAAAAAGTATCTTTAGGACTAGGAGTATGTCAAAGTTACTGACGAATCAGATATCAAATTATAATGACAACGGACCTGTTGAAGCAAAGGAAGGTTTAAATGTTGCAACAGGAAAACCTCTGCAAGTAGCAGGTGCAAATGGAACCAGTGGAGATTATTTAAAATCCACTGGTTCTTCTATTGAGTGGTCAACTTTCCCATCTATTCCTGCTGCTCAGGTTAATGTTGATTGGAATTCTAATAGTGGTGTAACACAGATACTTAACAAACCTACTCTTTCTACTGTTGCAACAACTGGATCTTATAATGATTTAATAAATCTACCAACAATACCTGCTGCACAACTACAATCTGATTGGAATCAAAGTAATTCAGCATCGTTAGATTTTATTAAGAATAAACCAACAATATTCTCTGGTAATTACGCTGATCTTTCTGGAAGACCATCAATACCAGCAACAATTACTGACCTTTCTGATGTTAACCTTTCAAATCCAGTGCCTGATGGATCAGGTATAAAATGGGATTCTAGTACAAATAGATGGGTATCAGGTACTTTTGCTGGTAGTTCTTATACCAATAGTGATGTAGATAATCATTTGAATATTACTGGTGTTTCTGCTGGTAAAATTTTAAGTTGGAATGGTAGTGACTATGCATGGGTTGATGATCAAACAGGAGGAGGTGGAGGTAGTACAACTTTCACAGGACTTACAGATACTCCTGCTAACTTTACTAGTCAGGCAGGTAAGTACTTAAGAGTCAACGCAGGTGCTAATGCTCTTGAGTATGTTACTCTTCCTGTTGACCCTGATACAAATACAACTTACTCTCAATCATCAGTTGCTGATGGTAGTAATGTAAAGTTAAGGTTGACTGATTCTGGTTCAACTAATGATGATATTCTTTTGACAGCTGGGACTAACATAAGTTTTAGCAGCGTAACTGCTAATGGATTTACTATTAATCATACAGGTAGTGCTGTTGCTTCTGTTGTTACAGATGACAATGCTCCAAGTTCCCCTAGTGATGGAGCATTGTGGTGGAAGTCTGATGAAGGTAGACTTAAAGTTTATTATCAGGATGCTAATAGTTCACAGTGGGTTGATGCTAATCCTCCTCTACCATCTACTTCTATTAGTAATGGAACTACCAATGGAACTAATAGTATAAGCTCAACAACCAGTACAGGTGGTGTTAATGCTAATGCTATTGAAATCAAGACTGATAACAGCACTGCTTCAGCAGTTCGTTGGAGATTTACACCAAATGGTCATCTATTACCAAGTTCCAATGCTGATTATGATATAGGTTCAGCAGAATATAAAGTAAGACATTTGTTCTTGTCTGATAATACTGTGTACTTTCAAGGAGATTTCCTTAAGGTAGCACAACATAACTCAGGTGGATCTGCTCAGTCACCTAGTTATCTTATCCCACTTGCTAAGTTAAAGGATGCATTGAATGCTTCTGCTGATTATGAAGCATTTAAGACAGCAATCTTGGCAATAACTGACGCATAATAAATACCAACGGAAGGAATATAAAAAATGGCAATAGATTTTCCCGCAACATCTGGACAGGCAACGGACGGTTCTTATACACACACCGCTTCTGGTATTACATGGGCATGGGATGGTACAACATGGAAAGCACAAGGTGTAACAGGTAGTTATGTTCTTCCTACAGCATCTGCAACAGTACTTGGTGGTATTAAAGTAGGTACAGGTTTAAGTATTAACTCTTCTACTGGTATATTAACCGCTACAGGAGGAGGTGGTGGATCTTATACAGATTCTGATGTAGATACTCATCTTAATACATCTACTGCTGCTGATGGTGAGGTTCTAAGTTGGAATGCAACAACAAGTGATTATGACTGGGTAGCACAGTCAGGTGGTAGTGGAGCTGGAACTCCAACAATTACATGGACTCTCACAGCACCAAATGCACCAAACGATTACACATTTTCTGGTGATGGATTTCCTACTTCTCAAACTGATCCTACTCTTTACCTTATAAGAGGTCAGACATATAAGTTTGTTAATAATACTGGTGGACATCCATTTAGAATCCAATCTACTGGTGCTCAAGTAGGTGGTGGTACATCATATGATGATGGCGTAACAAATCAAGATGCTACTGGTGCTTCAAACCAGACATTGACATTTGTTGTACCAATGGATGCACCTGATACATTGTACTATCAGTGTACAGCACATCCTGCGATGTTTGGAACTATAAACATTTTAACTCAGGGAGCTCCTGCAAGAAGAACAGCAATTGGTACTACAGCATCCATAGCAAATAATGCTTCTGATAATATTACTATTGCAGCTGCAAAAACATATGTTCTACATCAAATTGAAACATCACATGCTGCATGGATAACTCTTTATACTGATGATAACAGTAGAACTAATGATGCAAATAGAACAGAACTAGAAGATCCATCAGCAGGTTCTGGTGTTATTGCTGAGATTGTTACTGTTGGTCCTACTCAACAGAAAATTACTCCAGGTACTATTGGATTTAATTACGATGTCACACCATCAACAAATGTTTATATTAAAGTTGTTAATAAGAGTGGATCAACGAATACTGTGCAAGTTACTTTAACATACTTAGCATTGGAGATATAATAAATGCCACGATTCCCAATTCCAGAATCAGGAAAACCTCCCATTGGTCTTGCTGCTAATAAGCATCCATCAGATTCTAATATGGTAGAGTTTGTTGTT